TTAAGGGCTATCAAAGCACATGACCGTCTGCTGCCCCTTCTCAGGATGTGGTGGAGCAAATTCAACTAACGTAGGCTTAGCTACCCAGCGGACAAACGTTTCATGGCTGACGAACGTGGCACCACAATTGATATTCTGGCACTGGTTATAGCGTTCTTTGGTTTCGGTGGTGTGTTCAAAACTACTGCGTGTGTGGGCCACATGGCCGCAAAGGGGGCATCTCATCATAATGTGAGTACCTCAAAATCAGGAAAGCGCCAGCTGTGTTAGGCGATGGCGCGATTATAACAAATCAGACGCCCATGTCAGCATCTGAGATTTTGACTTCCAGTTCTAAAGCGGAAGTTAACCCACTGTCATTTAAGGTGTGGGTAACAGTGACCAGCGTCCAGTCGGTGCCGTCGATTTGCGGTTTAAAGCCGCTGACACTGACTTTCATTTCCGGCATCAATTCCGGCCTGCCCTTCGCCAGTTGGATAGAGAACGAAGCGATACCGCGCTGAATTTTCTCCCACTCGGCTTTGGCTGCGCGTTCAGCATTGGCCTTATTGGCGTAGGTGTGTTTCATGATGAACACATTCCCTTCACTGCCCACCAGATAATCTCCCTGTTTTTCTTCTTTTTTCTGCGGTGTGGCTTTGCGTTTCCGACGTTTGACCGTCACCGGGGTTTTTTGCTTCGGTTCACGGGTATTCAGCCAGCTGGCCGAGACACCGGTATAAGCGCTACGGTCAGCCAGTGAAAAACGATACCCATCACCGGACTGACGAGTGATGATCACCGTTGGCAATGGGCGGCCACTGACGGTGGTGTTGTTCCCCTGTTGCATAAACAGCAGGTAGCCGTTCTTGACCGTGGCAATCGCCCCTTCCTGTGTGGCCAGCCGGGTTAAGAAGCTGCCGTCAGATTCGTTAGTCTGGTCAATGTGGTTTAACGTAATGCCGGCCAGTTGGTTATCGATTTCCGCTTTCAGGTGATTGCGCATGGCGATGGTGCGCACAATGTCACCGAGGGTTTTCTGATGGTAAGAGAATTCCCGGCTAAGATTGAGGCTCGCCCGAAAATCGGCACTACGGGCGCGCACGGTGATTTTATCCGGCGCACCGCTGTATTCAATTTCATCAACAATAAATTTACCCTTATGGACAGGCGTTTCCCCCTGCCAACCCAGATGCAATGACAGTGTTGTCCCCCGACGGGGTAATGCCAGCAGGCCGTCGCTGTCGTCCAGTTCAATATCGAGCTGGTCAGCCTCAAAGCCGCGGTTATCCGTCAGAGTCAGGGACATTAAGCGCTTTTGAATGCGGGCATTGATATTGTTATCCCCCGCGCTGAGGATATACACCGGTGTGTTCGTATCGCCCGTTATCCAGTCAATTTTTGGTAAAGCCATCAGGGGATCATTCCACTCAGTTTGTTGGTGGCACTGGTTTTCAGGTCAGACAATTGGCTACGCAGATCACCGAACATCTCACCTAAGTTCTCATCCACGCGGCGCAGGGTGACCGTAAAGTCAATCTTTCTGGCCGCGCCATCAACAAAGAATTCGCTTTTGGTCTGGTCAATACTTTCAATAATAAACATGCCATAAATCATGCCGTGCCCGTCCAGAAACGACCACGCTTTACCGCTGTCAGCCATCAGTTGCAGGGCCAGTAACGACAGGCGGCCTCCGCTGATTTCTGGATACAGGCTGCCGGATAAGGTGATGGTGTCATTGTTGGGTCCCATAAACTGAAAGGCCGGACGGGCACCGACCCGGCTGTTAAAGCCGTAACGCCATGATTGCTGGTGTTGCAGGCTCTGGTAAGGGGTGGTTTTCAGCATAAAGACAAATAAACCGAGGGCGGCCATCATGGTTAAAATTCCTCTCTGTCAGCAAAAGCACTGCGGGCGCGGGCACGTCGCTGTTGTTCGCGGCGATCCAGTTCACGGGCGACCGCCTGTGCGATATCCTGCGCCGATTGTGCCGGTGTGGGGTGAATATGAATTTCATAGGCCGGGCGATCACTGTGCTGGGTTGAATGGTTAACCGTAAGCCCGGCATTCTGGTATTGCGTCGCCGGCAGGCTGTAAGGGTGCAGCGGTGCGGGTTGGGCACTGACGGTAGAAACGCCCATTGACAGCGCCGCCGCAGCCATACTGGCCAGTGCCGCAGTCTGTCGACGGCTGGTGACGCGCACCGGGCCGTTAATCAGTTCCGGGCCATGCTCCCCGACCAGCCCGAATTTACCGGCGGGGATAGCACCGCCCCGATCAAAGGCCCCGAAAAACCCGGCCATCGGGTTGGCATTGTTCGTGTTGTGATAGGCATCCAGCGCTTGTTTCACGTCCGGTTTGGCCGTCTGTGTTTTCATAAAATCCGGGGTGATGGCGTCTTTAAGCTCTGTCCCAAGATTGGCAATGCTCTGTTTCAGGGACTTCCATTTCTCTTTGATGCCGTTGATGAGTTTTTCGATAATTTCCGTACCGAACTGCTTAAATTTTTCCGGCAGTTTCTTGGTGTCTTCAACAATTTCATTCCATTTGTCGGAAATCGTCTTTTTGATGCCGTCCCATTTGTTCCGGGTGTCCTGCTTGATTTCTTCCCACTTGCCGCTGATCTTTTGCTTGATGTTCTGCCATGCGGTGGAAACATACTCAGAGATATTATCCCAGAGTTGTTTAAACCACGGCCCCAGCTTGTCCCAGTTTTTCCAGATAAGATAAGCGCCCAGCGCAATCAGGCTGATAACCAGTAAGATGGGATTCATCAGCATCAGACGGCCCAGCCACATGATCCCCTTGCCCAGAAAGAGAAGACCACGACCCAATAATTTTAATCCGGCCAGACTCATCTTACCCATCCACAACATGCCTTTGCCCAGCAATTTAGCCCCAGCCAGCCCCCGCTTACCCATCCACTGCATCCCTTTACCCAGCAATTTAATACCGGTCATTCCCTTCTGACTCATCCAGATCAATCCCTTACCCAGCTGGGAAGCGCCCTTGCGCAGCCGTCCCATAGAGCCGGCACCTTTGATACCCAACACGCTCAGGCCAAATCTCACCATCACCAGTGGCCCCAACAAGGCTGCCAAAGCCAGAGTGATCGCGCCAAATAAGGTTAATATCACGCCTAACCCAATCCCAACCATCGTTAAGGTTTTGGTCAGCTCAGGGTTGGCTTTCATCCATTCCCCTGTTTTGCTGATAATACGGGTAATGCGTTTGGTAATTCCACGCAATGGGCTATCCACGCCGCCAAAGATTTGGATGCCGAGATCTTCCCATGCAGACGACAATGCTTTCAGGTCGCCGTCCAGATTGTTTGTCATAGTATCGGCGACTTTCTTCGCTTCACCTTGTGCGTTCTTCAGTTCTTTGGTGAGTTTTTGCAACTCCCCTGAACCCGCCTGATCGGCCAGAACGGATAAAGCCGAAAAAGCTTCTTCTCCGGCAATGGCCTTAAAGATACCCGCCCGTTCGGCATTCCCCATTTTGGCGGTTTTAGCATTCAGCTCAGTCAGAATATCCGGTAAAGCGCGCAGGTTACCCTTCGCATCTTTGGTTTGAATGCTTAATTTTTTCAGCGCCTTGGCGGCAGCGGTTGGCGGTTCGGCCAATCGCCCTAGAATAGATCTTAAGGCGGTGCCCGCCATACTGCCCTGAATCCCGGCATCCCCGAGTTTCCCTGTTGCCGCAGCGGCCGTTTCAATATCCACACCCAGACCAGCGGCGACGGGCGCCACATACTTCATAGTTTCGCCCAGCATCGTCAGGTTGGTATTCGAACGGGTAAACGCCCCGACCAGCACATCACTGACGCGGCCCATATCATCGGATTTCAGTTTAAAACCGGTCAGGATATTGGAGCCAATATCCGCTGTAGTAGCGAGGTCAGTATCGCCTGCCAGTGACATGGACAACGTACCGGGCATGGCTTTACGGATTTGATCGGGATTAAAACCGGCCATCGCATAAAAACTTTGCCCCTGTGCCACCTGATTGGCGGTGAACTGGGTCGATTTTCCTAATTCCCGTGCCTGCTCGCGCAGTTTCTTGAGTTCCGGTGAATTATTATCAAGGCGGGTGAGTGCCTGTACTTTCGACATACCGACTTCAAAATCATAGCCCGGCATCATCACGCGCTTGGCGCTATAGAGTGTCCCCACGCCAGCGGCGGTGGCGGCTGCACCTGTCGTCGCCACCTGATTACGCACGTCCTTCATTTTCTGGTAGCGGGATTTGGCCGCCGCCATGCGCTGTTCCTGCTGGCGCAGCCGTTCCAATTGCTGCTGCTGTCGCTCAAGTGCGCCGGTGGTGCGGCTGATATCCCCGTTAATACGCCGCTGGGCCTCCCCGAGCCGGTGAGTTGAGATACCACTCTCGCGCAGGGCATCACGCTGGCGTTGCAGGGACTGACTTAAGGACTGGGTTTTGTCTTTCAGTTTACTGGCAGCATTTTTAGCCTGCTGGAGTTGCCGGATCTGGGTTTGGGTCGGGTTGGCGGTGGCATTGAACGCCCGGCTTAACGCGGTCACCCGCTCGCTGGCGCGCTGGTAAGCCTGTTCGGCGTCGGCCAACTGACGTTTGGTCTTGCGAAAACCGTCAATCTTACCGGCCTGCTGGTTTAACTCGCGCAGTTGCTGGCGTGATTGCTTGATAGTCTCCGCCAGCCGCTTGTTGGTTTCCTGCGCACTGCTAAAAGGCCGGGTCAGTTTGTCCACGGCATTTAACACGACTTGCAGGCGCAGATTACGATCACTCATCGGCACCACTCCGTTTGATGGCCCGGTAACGCCATTCTAATAATTCCGGCAGGGACATGTCGGCGGTCACGGCGGGCGACCAGTGAAAGACGGTGGCGATATCCGCCACCAGTTCGTCCGGGGTTAAGCTGTCTGGAAATCGGACTTCACCGACTTCGGCAACAAAAAATTGACCACCTCGACACTCAGGTTAATCAGGTCGCCCGGGGCCATCAGCAGCAGATCATTTTTGGTCAGCGCCGGTGCAGTGACACGGGGCAAGACCAGCATCATGGAATCGACGTCCATTTCCATCAGCGCCTGCAAACGCACGCCGCGCAGGGCCCCGCTGGTCGGCTTGCGGATAATGATATCGGTGATCGTGGTCGTGCCACGGGCAATCGGCTCTTCCAATGTCACGGTGGCTTGTTCAGTCTGCGGTAAGGTCGTTTGTTCAGTCATGATTCAGATTCCTTAGGGGTGAGGGATTACAGGCCAATCGCCCGGCGGTGGGCTTCCAGACGGTCGACGCCGCCGACGATTTCCACCATGTTGATGGTGTCGATTTCAATCAGGACGTCGCCGTCCATCGTCAGTTTAAAATAGGTATTTTTGGCGCTGACTTTGGTCTGGGTGTTGTCGCCCTGTTTGTAGTTGCCGGGATCAAACTCCGAGAAGCGCCCGCGCATGACGACTTCCACGGCGATCACCTCGCCGGTGTCGTCACGCTGAAACGAGCCGTTAAAGCGCAGCATGACGCCGTCGGCTTTGGCGATACCCCACTGTTTGTACAGCTGGGCTTCCACCCCGCCGAGCGTAAATTCGGCATCCAGTGCGCCATCATCCAGACCGAGATCGACATGGGCTGCACCGTTCATGCCGCCGCCGCGATAGGCTTCGAGCTTGCGGCTCAGTTTCGGCAGGGTCAGTTCTTCCACCATGCCCTGATAGTTGTTGCCGTCGTTAAACAGGTTTAAGTATTTCAGTTTGCGTGGGAATGCCATGTGTTGTCCCTTAGCTGTTGACGCTGTTGGCGAAATTCATCAGATACTGGTCGGTGATGCGCTGGCGCAGCAGCAGGTTTTCCAATGGCGGCACCGGCGTATAGTCATAATCGAGATAGAGCTTGCCCGCTTTCAGGGTGTCCTTGTCGTTGACGCTGGCGTCATACCAGCATTGCCCGTCAATCAGGTAACCGTTGGCTTTCAGCTCGCGCAGCTTGGCATTGATGCCTTCGATAATGTCACGCACCAGTGAGGGGGTAAGCGGTTTATCAATCGCCCACATATGGGCCTCGGCCATCGTGTCGGCCAGTATCTGTGCGGTGCGGGTGTAGCTTTCAAACTGGAACAGCTTGTCGTCTGAACAGGTACGCGACCCCCAGAAACGAAAGCCGTCTTTGCGGATCAGGGTGGTGACATCGTTCTGGTTCAGCAGGTTGGCATCGGTGGCCACATCCTGCAAATCCCAGAACACGTCAGCGGACAGACCGGTGACGCCATTCACGCCAACGTTGGACAGGGTTTTATGCCAGCCGCTCTCTTCGTCAATCTTGGCGCGCAGCCCCACCGCACGGGCAGTGGCATACGCCGTGGCGGTACGCTTGGCAACCGTATCCCAGCTTAAGAAATCCGGCCATATCAGCATCAGTTCACGCTGGCCAAAGTTTTTGCGGTAGTCCATCACCTGTGAAATCGTTTTACAGCCATACGCGCTGACATACGCCATCGCGCGCAGTTGCTGGGCAATGCCGGCCAGTTTCTGTGCCACCGGCAGGGTATCGTGGCCGGGCACGGCCAGAATGCGCGGTTTCACTCCAAGCTGACTTTGCGCCGCTAACAGCGCCTGCATGCCGGTTTTTTTGCCCTCCGCAGTCACGCCGCCAATGATATTCGTGGTGGTCTCGGCTTCGGTTTTACCCTGCGCCACACGCACGACGACGGTCACGGGTTTCGCCTGCTCGGCAATCGCCCGCAACGCATGGGCCAGCGTGCCGGTTTCCCCCGCTTTGCCGCTGGCAGTCAGCACATCGGTCAGCAAGACCGGGGTATTTAAGGGAAAAGTGTTGGGGTCAGCATCGTCGGCGGTGGCCACTAAGCCGATAATCGCGGTACTGACAGTGGTAATGGTGCGGGTGCCTTCGTTGATTTCCTGCACACGCACGCCATGGTGATAGTCCTGGGCCATAGCCAATTACTCCGGTAAAAGGGATAGCGCTATGGTGGTCGGTGTGACAATAAAATGCCCGTGATGGGGGTAGTGTGGGGGCTGGTACAACGGGAAGAAGACCCAACCAGTAAGAGAAATTCCGACGGGTGAATCAGGACGCTGTATTACTCACTGCTAAGGTATGGCGCAATCGCCTTGTTTGATGCGATGAAAAGGCTGCGCCTGAGCGCAACCTTAAGGTAGCGCGCGATTAATTCCACGCGCAGGAATAACGTTTAGTCTGGTCAACCTGTTTCAGTAGCGCACTGAATTTTTGAGCTTCTGCCCGCAGTGCAGCGTCCACGTTATAAACATATTTGAAACGATAGCCATCCTGAATTGAGCTGACTTCGGGGACACCCAAGTGATAGGTGACGCCTTCCACCGTGATACTCAGGGCTTTTTTAAATAACTCACCCACCTTATCAGCACTGTCAGAATCGCTCACTATAGACGGCGCATCTTTGACATACCAATACAATGCCAGCGACGATTGGTTATCTTTAGGCTCTTCCCACATGATATTCATTATCTTGTCAATCACAGTGGTATTTTGAGCGACTGATAAGGATCCCAGTGTCACAGGGATAGTTGGATACCCCATCATTGTATCTGTATATCCATAAAAATGAGGATATTGAGGCACAGATGCTATTGTGAACGTACCTGACGTCAGGTCAAACACCAGCCTATTATCGCCTGTTTCGGGAACGCTTTCCACTTGCACCCAGTCACAAGCCAGCAAATCTTCCTGTACCGCCTGCCACGGTGCCCAGTTACCGTGTTGATTGCGTTTATCAATATGGGATAAATAATCGAACTGACCGTCAGTATCCGTTTTACGGGGTACAAAATTCAGTTGTTCTTTTTCTGCCCAGTCACGACGACGCACGTTCTTGCCCTGTTTCAATTGAACCAATGCCCACCAGAACGACCCCACCGGCGCAATAATCTGCTCCACCTGATAATCGTTAGGGTTCATCTGACATTCATGCTCAGGATTGGTATTTACGGTTTTCATCTCTTCAGCCATTTACTTTTTTCCTTACTATTCATTACGCAGGTGGGCAGTGAATGAAGCGTTGACCTCCCCACTGCCTACCTGTTATCTATCAGCCAGAAGAGCATAATCAATCGGCGTGAATATTTTAATTGATGACCGTTGTCTACTTTGCCATACAGGGAAAGACAAGATTTAACGCGATAATTATTCTGGTGGTTTAGGCCAGTCAATATCAGGTGCGGCTGAACAATCCACCCGGTTGAGCAGCACACGGTATTTACGCCATGTGATTAATGCAGATTTCTCGGCTTTCGTGGCGATATCTAAATCAACCGCATCCTGACAGATATCAATGTGTTCTGCGGCCGCTCTCAGTAATTGCCGTTTTTCAGATTCCGCCTGTTGCTGTAATTCATTGGGAGTTGGCGGCGGTAACTCCATCAAGGTAGGCAGGCCATCCGCCCCTGCCACTATCCGCTTACCGGCTGACTGGCCGGCAAACATTTTTTTGTACAATTCATCGGTGATCGGTTTCACGTCGTCCGGATAAGCACCCTGTTCATCATACGGCCGGTAAACAAAACCATTTTCAGCGGCACTATAAAACCAGTCATTATCGAATTTTCGTTTTGTTTTAGTATGTTGAATATTTTTCATTGTTACCTCCCAATTGCCAGCCATGCCACCGGAAAACCGTTAACCAGGCCATCTTCTCGTTTTGTCGCGGCATAAAACTCCGAATTATTCACCGGATAGCCAAACGCGTTATCGATACGTGCCCCCTGTGAAGTTGAATTAGTGACTAATACCACAAAGCAAGCTTCGGAAAACATGTGGGGGAAATTGAAGTTTCTGTTACTTTCCGATTCAGCCCCCCACTGTATAATCAGTCCTGTCGACTCATCTTTAAACCAGCCTTTACCACTAAAGACCCCAGAATTCTTTCGGGCAAACGAGGCGTTCAACCAGTGACTGAGCCAGCCACCCCATGTGGCACCACGAATATCTCCCCATGGAGTCAGTAACGCATTCTGTGATTCATCGCCTGCAATAAACCCTCCATCAGCAGTCATTTGTCCCTTTGCCGAAACATTCTTCAGAATGGAAAGATTGCCCTGAGACGCAATATCACCATTGCGGGTATTGAAATAAATGGAGGTGACATCATTGGGATTATTGTATGTCGATTTAAAGCCCACGCCGTACCATGAACGAATTTCTATATTGTTGCCCTCAAAACTCGCCGCATCACGGTTGCCGTCATAAACGCCACCACTCCCCATCGTCAGTGCGGGGGTCGTTAATTGCCCAACGGTGACCGCGCCACTGACTGTCCCACCCGTCCGTTTATCCAGCGCGTTAGCTGCCAGTTCTACGGTTTTTGTCAACCCAAGATGATTAACAAACTCGGGTTTATTGGGAATATCCGCCCCGTTCTGCGCTTTTTCGAGCCGGTTATTGACGTTGGTATTGACCTCGGCAATCCTGTCATTCAACCAATGACTGAGCCAGCCACCCCATGTGGCACCACGAAGATCCCCCCATGGAGTCAGTAACGCATTCTGTGCTTCAGTCCCTACAATAACCCCTTCATCAGCACTCATTTTTCCCTTTGTTGAAACATTCTTCAGAATGGAAAGATTGCCCTGAGACGCAATATCACCATTGCGGGTATTGAAATAAATGGCGGTGACATCATTGGGATTATTGTGTGTCGATTTAAAGCCCACGCCGTACCATGAACGAATTTCTATGTTGTTGCCCTCAAAACTCGCCGCATCCTGGTTGCCGTCATAAACGCCACCACTCCCTATCGTCAGTGAGGGGGTAATTAATTGCCCAACGGTGACCGAGCCACTGACTGTCCCGCCCGTCCGTTTATCCAGCGCGTTAGCCGCCAGTTCTACGGTTCCCCGTAATCCGAGATGATTGATAAAAATGTTTTTATCTGGAATATCCGCGCCGTTCTTTTCTTTTTCGAGACGACCATTGGCGTTATTATTTACCGCAGTTGCCCATTCATACGCTGTTTTTACCGCTTTCGGCGTTGCCGCCTGCGCTTCGCTGTTGCTGTCGGTGGCATTATTCAGAACAACAAACCCTTTTTCTTTCAATGTCGCATCAGGATGCCGGCGGCTTTTTTCATGTTCGCTGATGGCCTTCGCCACCACCGTATCCGCATACTCACGGGTTGCCAGCACCACCGACGGGTCAATTTTCAGCGTCACTGCGTTAGTGTGACTGACAATCAGCACCATGCGAATGGTCTGGGTGCGCCCGGAGCCTTCCTGTAACTGCGGTTTGTAGGTTTCGGCGCAGTTGCCGACGGCAATCAATACCCCGTCCTTATCAAACAGACCAATTTCCCGTATCCACCAACCGCCTTCGCTTTCCGGGATAACCTGTTCAGCGATAATCTGATGGGTGTTTTTCGGGTCAACACTGAGCACATTAATGGCCGCCCGGCGTTTTTCACTGACCAGCTTTTGCTGGTTGGTATCCGGCGTAGGTAAACTGCCGCCGCCATCGCCCACGGCCATATGCGTGATTTCAATTTTCGTGCCCAGTGCCGCGGCATTGGCCAGCCGGTCAGCCCCGAGTTTTGTTAACAAAGCAAAGTATTTGGTACTCATGCGCTAATCCTTAGTGTGTCAATCAGATGAATGCCGCCCCCCACCACATCCACACCAGTGGTAGTAATACATTCGGCCACGTAGGGGTAAACCGTCAGCATATCGCCGTCATAGCAGGTCGCGGCACAATAGGCCGTGCCGCCGGTTTCTAACTGAATAGACAGGCCAATCAGGTGACGCGAGGCGGGTTTGGCATCAAAGATGAGGCGTTCCAGTTCATGATAGGTGGCCTCCGTGATACCGTTGTCCATCACGCCGATATCAAGGCGGAAGGTGCCGGGCGCATCATGGTTCTGCCACCACTCAATGACGCGAATGAGATAGCCGAACGGCTCGACCACCCGACGAATAGCGCCAATCGTGCCTTTGTGTTTATGCACAAACATCGCCGCTTTAATCGACTCGCGTTTAACGTGCTCCGGCCAGTCCATATCCCAGCGGTCAACCGACCATGCCCATGCCAGATACGGCAATAACCTGACCGGACAACGGTCAGGCTGCCATACATCACGTATCGGTACGGGAACAGCGGCCAGACTGCTGAGGGCTTCAGCGGCGGCCACTTCCAGCGGGGACGAGCCGACCGGTAACAGACGGTCATTCATCCGAACCTCCGAGCGTAATATGAGCAGAGGTGCAGTAACTGGCCTGCGTTTTGTCCAAAATCATATCCTTGGTCGGTGTTTTCAGTTCGACCCGCTGCACACCGGGCACATGCAGGGCAGCAAAGATGGCACTGCGGACAATATCCCGGCCAATGCGGTGCTGCTCTGCGGCATAGCGGGCCAACCGTGCCCGCGCATCCTGCAATATCGGCTCATATTCCGGCGTCGGGTACAGATACAGCACCGCGTCAATGGCATAGTTGACTATCTTGGCCGACTGCACCGTCAGGCGATCGGCCACCGGGCGCACGTTCTCGTCATTCAGGGCATGGCTGACGATATCGACCAGTTCTGCGTTAGCTGCGCCGTTCCCGTCACGGGATAAAATACTGACGGTCACACAGGCCGGGGATGGGCTAATCACCGACGCATCCGCCACGCGACCATCGGCACTGCGAGCATGGTATTCATACGATGCCACCGGCCCGGCCACGCTTAAGCCCTCAAAGGCCTGCGGGATACGCACGCGAAAATCGGCGTCGGCTTCCAGCACGGCAGGTATGGGCGGTACGGCGGTGTTATCGGCCGGTTGCAACACCAGTCGGCTGACATTGTTATTCGCCCCCAACTGGTCTAAATCCGAGCCTCGGGCAAACGCCACCATCGCGGCACGGGCCGCTTCATTGATGCGCTGGCGCAGCAACAATTCCCGATAGGCATTTTCCTGCAACAGCTTGGTGAGGGGTTCCGATTCCAGCGCCAGTGTACGAGTCAGGGCCTCGCGCTGGTCGGAGGGATACAAGGCAATCAGGGCCGCTTTACGTTCAGCCAGCAGGGTTTCAAAATCCAGTGGTTCAACCACATCGGGCGGCGGTAACAGACTTAAATCAATGGTGGGCATCAGGTCACCTCACGGGCACGGAAAATGTGACGGGGTCGCGGGACGGTTGAAAATAACCGAGGATCTCCACCGTGGCTTGTCCGGCATGGCCGGAGGTCACACTGATGGCGGTCAGCACAATGCGCGGCTCCCATTGCTGGATAGCGGTATAACAGGCCGCCATCAGTTGCAGACGTAAAGCGGGATTCTGCGGGGCGTCGATTAACTCCGACAGCAGCGAACCATACGGACGACGGGTCAGCCGACTGCCAATGGGGGTTAACAGAATATCGCTGACCGACTGGCGCAAGTGATCAATCTCGGTCATGGCTGCCCCGGTCTGGCGGTTCATCCCTGAATACAACATCAGACCGGCCCACCGGAAGTGCCATCACCGGAACGCACGCCAACATGGTGATGCGTATCGACCACCACCCCGTTAGAACTGAACTGGCCGTCGGTATGGATGATATTGCCGTGCATCGTCCCGCCCTGACGGATCGCCAGACTGCCGGTGGTCAGATGGTTTGTACACATGACTATCGGGGTGGCTAATGTGATCTGTTCACTGGCCGTACAGGTGATTTGTGGTGCGGTCACCTGCACGGAGACCGAGGCGGTGACCGTTGCAGTTTTAATCCCGCTGACCGTTAGGGCACTGCTGTTCGGTTCATACTCCATCACTGCCCCGTCAGGAAAGGCAATATGGACCGCATCCGAAGACGCCGAGGGGGCCGGACACGCATCCGAGAAAATGGCCGGCAGCACAAAGGCGGTGGTGAGATCGCCGCCAATCGCCAGCAAAATCACCTGCTCCCCGACACTGGGTGCCCACCATGTACGGGCACGTCCGGCGCGGGTGGTGAGCCAGTTCAGCCAGTCGGTTTCAAGGTGGCCGGTTTCTACCCGGCACAGACCGCGGGCCGTATCGACCTGTGTCACAGTGCCGGTGCGGATCAGGTTGCGCAGCCGGCGCAACAGTTCCGTGGTTTGGGAATGAGAATATTGTGTGTTCATGCCGACAACATGGCACTAAATCCATGCACCTGCACTATAGGGAGCTTGTGCCAGTCCTGATACAGTTCAGCGGGTCAGGTGGGCAAGAATTTGTTCTTCGATATGTTGAATATCCTGGGGAGTCAGGCCTAACAAACGGCGCTCCGGGTATTTCACCTCAATCTGCTTGCCGCGTTGACGCTCTTTCAGGCCAAACTGATGCACCCGGGCCACGTGGGCCACTTTCGGGGCAAAGAAAATCGCGGCTTCTTTATCACTGGCTGACAGACGCAGATAACGTGCGGTCGCCAGTTTCTTAAACATGCGGGTCTTTTTGCTGCCCTTGCGCGTCTGGAGGCGATCAGTTTTCTTTTCCAGCATCTGCTGAATATCGTTGCGGTAGAAGGTACGCAGCCCTTTACGCTCAGTATCATAGCCGGTGATCACTTTCCCGTTTTTGCCCTTGCGGTACTGCCAGTTTTTTAGGCTGCGGGTTTCCCCGCGCCAGACAAACTTCATGCCTTTTTGCACCGTCAGGATCTGCGCTTTGCGCTGGCTATAGCGACTGCCATCGGGGTTACGCTGGGCACGGATGCGTTGCATCTGGCTTTTACGCAGGTCACGGGCGATATCGCGGGCCAGTTGTTTACGGCTGGCCGGGGAAAGTTGGGTGAGTAAGGTGGTCAGAGCACTGTCCAGCGGTTGTAAGTCATCATCCATCTTTATCACCACTGCACAAAGGGGTTGACTGGCTCCGGGATAGCAGTCACGGTGCTAATGCCATCCTCGGTGCTGACCCGTACCCGCTCGGTGAGTTTCAGATCAATACTGATATCGGCGGTCTGGTCATTGAGGATATTGACATCAAAGGTAAAGCCGCTGCGGCGGTTATCGGGGTTGGCAAAGATATCCGGCTGGTGTTCACGCAGCCAATGGCCGACCACCGCCATTAAAATATTCTGGTCGCCCGGATAGGCTTCAATAATCAGGTTCAGGGTGTATTCGTATTCATACGACAGCGACGGTGCTAAGGTGGCCATCACCGCACCGTCTTCCACAAACAGGTGAAGATATTCGGGGTTATCACGCAGGTAAGGGATTTTGCCGGTCAGTTCTGCACGTAATAAATGCGGTTTATTCATTAATCACCTGTCCTATCAATGGGAATATAATGATTTCCCGTGAAGTCACCCTATATCAAATGAAAAGGATAATGTTATGTTATTAGATCCAAAAGCTTATACCGGCAGAGGCGGTGGTCTGTTTCAGGAAATCGACTCTGATGGCAATGAAATCATGTACTTTGTTGTTGTGGGTGATAACAGACTCATGCCCCAGACCTCCCAGCCCGGCCATAAATGGAAATCCATTAATGAGCTTCCTGCCGGGGAATCCATCCAATATTATGACGAATAGCACCAATAACCCGATACACTGCAACCGTTCATCGTCTCGGGGTGGTTGTCTTCCTTTTCGCTAAACACTACCTTCCCGTTCTATCACCAGTATTCGGGCCTCGCCCACCGGATGGGCGACATGTTCTGTGCCGACGGTGGCATAAAACAGCTCACCGGTTTCCAGTCGGGCAATTTTGACTTGTCCGTGTTCTTTGTAGTGCATCTCCACCGTGCCATCCATCACCGCGAAAACTTCTTCCCCGTCATTGATATGCCATTTGTACGGCTGATCCGTCCAATGCAGTTTGACAGTAACGCCATCCAGATTGGTAATAAGCCGTGAACCCCATGCCCGTTCGGCTTTAAATGTTTTGCTTTTGATATGTTCCATCTGATTAATATCTCTACGGTTATTTACAGATCGTTAACATACTACAGCGTCGGATTTATTGACACTGGGTCTGAATATAATCCTGTAACCCAGCGATCATTTGCCCGGTGATGGCGATACGTTCCCGGAGTAACCAATAATTTCGGACAGCGGTGTCTGTAGGTCGGGCGCGGGCTGCATCAGCCATGCCGGCGGTGGCAACGGTTTCAGGGGCGGGACACTGGGCTTTGATGTACACCCGCTCAGGATGAGCCAGAGAAGCAGTGTGCAGCCGGTCAATTTCAGTCTTCGCATGGGTCAGTGCCTGTAAACGTTGCGCATCCTGCTCAGCCAACTGTTTGATGCGCACCTGTTGTTTTGTATTAATGACAAGCTGTTCTGATAGGGATTGGTGAAGTTGTTTATTTTCTTTCCCTAACGCCAGACTTCTATCAATGTAAAAGCGGCAAACGGCCCCTAACAGAACAATGCCAATGAGAGAGTAAATTTGATATTTCAAATTCATAGCAACTCAAAGGCTTTTTCAAATATGGCCTCAGAATAAGGCTGCTGGCCGTTCTCCATCTGAATGATGGCTTTGACCAGTCGGCGCATTGTCACTGCGTTATCGACATCAATCACCGCATGGCTGGCAATCCCGACAACCTTGCACACATAGGCAATGTAGTTTTCCGTCTGGTTCTCATGGGGCGGTGCCCAGCGGGTAATGATTTGGCGGATGCTGTTCAGGCCATATTTGCGCTCATAGTTACGCAGAATTTTCAGCATGGCCCGAATGCCCCATTCCGGCGCGGTAAACTGGCAAAAAGCATTGTCAGTCTGAGGATCACTCAGGCCCTGCCAGTTATCGCCGTGGCGGATATTGCCCGGATTGTGGTTGCGAATGCCTCTACTCATGCGGTTTGTCTCCCAGTCGTTTGTTAATGGCGCGGATCGCAAACTCGCGCAGTTTTTCAACCCCGATAAAGCCGATAGCGCCCCCCAGTGCCGGTGACACGGTGCCGGGAATGCCGAACACTTCCAGTCCGCTGGCAATCCCCCATGAAAACGCCCCGCACAGTAACGGTTCGACCCAGCGGTTTTTACGCTCCACGCCGTCATAAATCAGCCGGCCATAGCAAATCAGCACCGCTAACAGCGAGCCGGAGATTTGCGGCCACGCCTGCTGTAAGCCGTTTAAGACCTCGGCCCAGAGATCAGGTTGTTTGTCCATGCTGTCTTCTCATCATGTTTTAATCCCATAATTGCAGGGTGGGGGTGACCGGTGCCGGCGCCATGTCCGGCAATGTCACCTCGGTGCCGTGCGGCAGGATAACGCCAACATCCGCCAGACCGGGATTGGCTTCCAGTACCTGTTCGGTGACGCCCTGTGTCCGGCCGTAGTGACGCCAGCACAGTGCATCCACCGTGTCATATTGTTGTGCCCAGACCCGCATTAAATCAGCTCCACGATGGCATGATCCTGCCCTTGTATCCGGCGCAGTGCCCACTGCGCATCCCGCCATAAATCATCAATGGTGCTGTCCAGTGTGTCCGCTTTTTTCACCCCGTTTGCGGTGGTGTCGATATCCCGATAACGCTCGGTCAGGTTGGCTTTGGTCAGACAAAATACGGCCCGGTGATAGAGATAAATCAGCTCGCTTTCGCCATTCACCCTTGAGGCCGGTACCCCAGATAAGGTGGCATAGCCCTGCTGGATATTGAGCAAGTGCCAGCGGTGTAGCTCGCGGTTGGCTTCCACAATGGCGTTGGCCATCGCCTGTTTTAAACGGGGCGTGGTGACGGTGCCGTCATTGCGCATCTCGTCACGGTAGCGGCCCAGACTGACGGCGGGATAAAATGGATCGCTGCTGAGGGTGATATCTGCATCCTGCGCAGGTTGCGGTGCAATAAAATCCATACGGTTACCTTGTAATAGGCGGGCGGTGGACGGGGTATTGAGACTGTCGCTACCCCGTGCCGCCCCGGCGTGTTGGCACGTTCGTTAAGGGCTGGCGTGGCGTTGGCGGATCACTCTGGCGAGTTGTTCCAGATCCTTTTTCACGCCCACCCGGTTATTCAGTTCCAGTGCCCGGCTCAGTGAACAGTAAGCCGGTTGTGGCAGGTCATTATCCCGCTGGTTGTAGCCCAGCCATTTGTACAGCTCGGCTTTCACCTCATCAGGCATATCCTGTTCATCGGTCAGGCTGACCGCCCGTTCCAATGTGGCCAGTGGCAACGGCGATTTGGCGTTGTAGCTGCGCTGGGCCGCGTCGGCGATTTCTTCCGCTATCGCACAGCCCGCGGTGCGGCTGTGGCCTTGTGGCATCGCCAGCCGGTGGCGCAGAGCATACTCGGCAATGTCCAGTGCGCCGTCATACTCGCCGGCATCGATGCGCCAGAGCATCGCGTACATCAGGATATCGTCCTGCGCGCCCTGCCCGGTGGCGAGGACACCGGTCACCCACGGCGCATAATGGGGCAACAGCTTCTGCTTTAAACGAGCCTTGCCTTCCATCGACTGAATGCCTTTCAGTTGTTTGCGGTGCTGGCCCAGCATCAGCAGCATCTGGTTATAGCCGCTGTTATTTTGCAGGGCCTCGCCCTGTAAACCGGCGGTAGATTCTGCCTGTAAACGTATCCGGTGACACTGCCACGGGCTGGCCATTATTGTCCCTCAGTGGCCGGCATGGCGGGTTGCGTCAGATTTTTCGCCGGCAGCATCTCGATATTTTCAATCAGTGCCACCCCGCGGTAATCTTCCACCACGTAAGCCTCATTGACCGATTCGTAGTTTTCGATGCGATCCCGTTTCGGGTTATCCAGTACCGAGCGGCGTCGGGTGCCTTCCTGATAGTAGATGGACAGGTTATCCAAACGGGAAATCAACAGGGCTTTCGGCGGGAAATACGGCACCCGTACCGCCGGCAGGTTGCCGATCCGCTTCTGGCTGATAATCACATCGGCGGCCATTTTCTCGCTGTTGGGCTGGGACTGATTCACCAGCGGGAAGTATTTGTCTGCCAGCAGTTCGCGGCCACAAATCACCACCAGTTCGGTGTCGTCCTGATATTCGGCATCAATGGCGTTGTTGACCGTATCCATCACCAGCGCGTCAAGGTTAAGGAAATCACCGCCGGCCCCCACACGAATAACGTCAGAAATCGGTTTGCCTTCGCTGTCGGCAATGCTGCTTAACACATGGGTCGGTGCATCCTGTCGGATTTTTTGCAGCCAGCCTACATTCACATCTTCCAGCATTTTGTACTGGGTGCGGTTGGAGGTTTTGGCGCGCTTGATGCCGTTCCAGCCAATCATAATGCGATCAAGGGCCTGTCGGCGGATAATGGCGTTACGGATACGCAGCTGAAAATCCTTGAATTTCGCCCACAAATCGAGCTTGACGTAGGTCAGGCTGGTGTCGAAGTTGGTCTGTTCACACCGATATTCAACGGTCGTCAGGCGGGTCGGGTCGGTAGTTTCGCGGTCTTTATCGTCCGTATCGGTCGTGCCGGCAATGGTGGAGCCGATGCCTAAGCCAATCGCCTGCCCGGATTGCTCACTGACCGGCACGACGTTCACTTTTTGCAGAAAGTCGGCACTTTGCTGGATCTCGTCTTCCAGTGTCTGCGCCACCGACGGCTGCACTTCCACCTTGCCGCTGAAGGCACTGGCTTCCACGCCGTAAATTTCCCCCAGTCGGGTCAGGTAGGCATTAAATTGATGGCGGGTCTGGTTCTTCATGGGTGCTCCGTTAGCAGTTAGTCTGGTGTTCGGCGGTGCCGGTGTTGCCCAGCGACACCGGGCGCTGCTGCGGCTGGTTATCCTGCTGGCTTAACTGGGTTTTCAGGTCATTCAGCTGGTTTTCCAGCGCGGCCTGTTTTTGTCTGAATGCATCAAATTCATCGGCCTGCTTTGACAGCGTCTGGACGGTCTCCGCTGTCGCCTGCTGCTCTTTGGCGCACAGCTCGACGGCCTGATAGATATCGGTAAAACGGGCCTCATCGGATTGCTGTTTTTTCTGGAAAAAGTCCTGAATGCGGGAAAACAGCGACGGTTTGTCACTCTCAGGGATGGCTTCCACAAACTCCAGCACCGTCTCTTCCGCGGCGGTGAACAGATTGTCAGGGTGTTGTTTGCGGGCATTCAGCGGGTTAGCAGTGGCACCGGCGCTGAACTGCAACATCTCGGTACCGAGACTGGCCGGGCTGTCGGTGACCGCAAGGCCCACCAGATACGCGCCGCCGGAATCGGCAAAATCCAGATTGATTTCGGCTGAGGTGTAGACTTTCTGGCGCTTGCGGTTCATTTCAATCAGTTCGTCCGTCGGCGTCAGAATACCGTACAGCCCCAGCTTACCGGCGAGGGCGCCGTCTTTGATTTCTTCGGTGTAGACGGATTCCACATCGCCGTAGCGCGGACTCCATGAGTAGTTGTAGTGCTCCATATTGATACGGGCACCGTAAGTGGACGGATTATAGTTATCCGCAATCTGGCTCAGCCACTCACGCTGGATCTTGCGCCCGTCGGTGGTCGCACCTTCCACACAGATACGAAACGGTTTGGATTTCTTGGACATTATTCGCCCCGGGGTTAATGGGTGGGTCATGGGCTATTAGTTTGTGTCGTTACGCCGGGGAAACAATCAATGGGGCTTGTGCCGGAACTGGCACAACCGGCCCGCGCGGAGAAATGGCGGCCGGGGCGGTAGTCTGGCGGCATGAAAACACCGACACCGATAGTGAATAACTTTGACCCGCGCAAACAGGCCATGCACCTGTATTTTAGCGGGTATCGCATCGCGCGCATTGCGGACATGCTTAATGAGAACGCCACCACGATCCACAGCTGGAAACGCCGCGACAAATGGGACGAGGTGACACCCTTTGAGCGGGTTGAACTGGCGCTGGAAGCGCGGCTGTGCCAGCTGATTGCCAAACAGCAAAAAGAGGGCAAGGATTTTAAGGAAATCGACCTGTTATACCGCCAGCTGGAGCGGCAGGCCCGCATCAACAAGTACAGCAATGGCGGTAATGAAGCCGACCTGAACCCGAACATCGCCAACCGCAACAAGGGCGAGCGTCGGCCACCGGAAAAGAACGTGTTCAGTGACGAACAGATCGAAAAACTGACACAACTGTTCCATGACACGATGTTTGGTTATCAGCAAGTCTGGTATCAGGCCGGTCAGCAACACCGTATCCGCAATCTGCTGAAATCCCGCCAGATTGGGGCGACGTACTTTTTTGCCCGTGAGGCACTGATGGATGCACTGACCACCGGACGTAACCAGATTTTTCTCTCGGCCAGTAAAGCCCAGGCTCATGTGTTTAAAAGCTACATTCTGGAGATGGCGCGGGAAGTGGACGTCGAACTGAAAGGCGACCCCATCACCTTAAGCAACGGGGCGATGCTCTACTTTCTCGGCACCAATGCCCGCACGGCCCAGAGTTATCACGGTAACCTCTATCTGGATGAGTATTTCTGGATCCCGCGCTTTCAGGAACTGCGCAAGGTCGCCTCTGGGATGGCCATGCACAAACAGTGGCGGCAAACCTACTTTTCTACCCCTTCCAGCCTGACCCACAGCGCTTACCCGTACTGGTCGGGCAAACTGTATAACCGGGGACGGGCCAAAGCGGACCGCATTGACGTGGATATCAGCCATGAGGCGCTCGTCAATGGCCTGCTGTGTGCCGATGGCCAGTGGCGGCAGATTGTTACCGTGGAAGATGCGGTCGCCGGCGGTTGTACCCTGTTTGATATCGACCAGCTGCGGCTGGAATACAGCCCGGATGAATACCAGAACCTGCTGATGTGTGAGTTTATGGACGATATTGAATCCATCTTCTCACTGCAACTGATGCAGGGCTGCATGGTGGACAGCTGGGAAGTCTGGGACGATGTACAGCCGCTGATGCTACGCCCCTATGGGTATTATCCGGTCTGGATCGGCTACGACCCGGCCAAAGGGGGCGAGAACGGGGACAGTGCCGGTTGTGTGGTCATTGCGCCACCACAGGTCGCGGGCGGTAAGTTCCGTATTCTGGAGCGGCACCAGTGGCGCGGGATGGACTTCCGCGCCCAGTCAGAGGCCATTCGCGCCCTGACTGAACGCTACAACGTCGAATATATCGGCATTGACTCGACCGGTATTGGCCACGGGGTCTACCAGAACGTCAAAGCGTTCTTCCCGTCGGTGCGGGAATTTATCTATAACCCGTCGGTGAAAAATGCGCTGGTACTGAAAGCGTGGGACATTATCAACCACCGCCGGCTGGAGTTTGACGCCGGGCACACCGACATTGCCCAGAGTTTTATGGCCATTCGCCGGGCCACCACCGCCAGCGGCAACCGCCCGACTTACGAGGCCAGCCGCAGTGAAGAAGCCAGCCACGCTGATTTGGCGTGGGCCACCATGCACGCGCTGTTTAACGAACCGATCACCGGTGACGTGCCCCACCATAAAAATATCGTTGAGGTCTACTGATGTCCCGTAAAAACAGAAATCGCCCAGCCAGACAGGCTGCGTCCGCTGCCCCGATGGAGGCCTTCACCTTTGGTGATCCGGTACCGGTGCTGGACCGGCGCGAGATATACGATTATCTCGAATGTGTGCTGGTCGACAGCTGGTATGAGCCGCCCATCAGTTTCCACGGGCTGGCCGTCTCGTTCCGCTCCGCCCCGCATCACAGCAGCGCGGTGTATGTGAAACGCAATATTCTGTACAACACTTTTATGCCTCATCGCCTGCTGAACCGGCAGACCTTCGATTCGTGGGCGCTGGATTTTCTGCTGTTCGGTAATGCGTATCTGGAACTCAGGAAAAACCGTCTCGACCAGCCGCTGAGCCTGAAACACTGCCCGGCCAAATTCACCCGGCGCGGGGAAGATTTAGATACTTACTGGTTTGTGAAGTACGGCTACCACAGCCAGCCGTACCCGTTCCCGACCGGACAGGTCTTTCACCTGATCGAACCGGACATTAATCAGGAGCTGTACGGCCTGCCGGAATATCTGGCGGCGCTGCCCTCGGCGTTACTGAATGAATCGGCCACGCTGTTTCGGCGCAAGTATTACCAGAACGGCAGTCATGCCGGTTATATCCTGTATATCAGCGATGCATCACAGAATATTTCCGATGTGAACAATATCCGCGATGCCCTGAAAAACAGCAAAGGACCGGGCAATTTCCGCAACCTGTTTCTGTATGCGCCGGGGGGCAAGAAAGACGGCATTCAGACTATTCCGCTATCCGAAGCGGCGGCCAAAGATGAGTTTCTGAATATCAAGAACGCCAGCCGCGATGATATTCTGGCGGCGCACCGCGTTCCGCCGCCGATGATGGGGATTATCCCGCAGAACACCGGCGGCTTTGGCGATGTGGAAAAAGCGGCGAAAGTGTTTGTGCGCAATGAACTGTTGCCATTGCAAAGCAAGATGAAGCAACTTAATGACTGGCTCGGGGAAGAGGTGATCCGGTTTGAGCCTTACTCGCTGGACGGGGACAACTAATCCCCGCCTATCATGGCATCCTGATAAAACTGTCACTCAGTCTCAGCTTGATAGACTCAGTGACAGAGTCTCTTCTCTTTCGCATACCGGGTTGACCCTTTCCCAAACTTACTCTCGCAGATAACATACCCGATATCCAGCAACCTGAAATGGATATACCACGACAGCGGAATACTCCCGACAAATCCGAATACCGCAATGGCGAGAAAAAAGCCCATAATTTGCCCATTGAGTGTTATCGATTTTTTCTTTTTTCTGGATTTTTCTAACTCTTCTGGCTTGTAATTCATCCATAAATAGATTACGAAAAGAATAACATACAGAAAGAACGGCGAGGAAAAAACAATAAAGAACATGCCCCAAGAGGATTGCACCCGGTCTTCCATCTTAAACAGCGCGATCAGGTCACTGCCCACAACACAAACCCCAAAAACCAGTATCACTAAAACAGCTAATAATCCTAGAATAGCTCCAACCCTTTTTTTTATTGTCATAACGCTCATTCCCTCTGCACGCAATGTGTAGTACTGATTATTCTGATAGTCATCAGGATTTCAAAACATGACGTTATTATCAATACTGACAATGGGCTGAATATCATCACAATATGCTCGTTTGAGATTTAAACCTGCTATCGCCACAAAAACACACGTCTGTCATTGTGAGTCAGGCTCAATGTGTTTCTACGCTCTCACGTTTCGTCATGTTGATTTTTTGGTGGTTGGCATGGCTAATAAACACCGCCGCGCGCAGTCGTGACCCCGCCGCGCCTGCTCACTAAATGCAGTGCTTTTTATGCACCTGCACGGGATCGTTTGAAGCGCGCCAGTGCTGGTGCTTGCTAGGGTATTAGATCCTTATTTGATCTTGCGGATTGATGCACGTAATGTATAGATTTATGTATATTAAATAAATTTAAACTAATTTTTTTGAATAGCTTTTAAAAAATACAAAAAGAATAAGTTTACTTCGCTTACTATATGTTTATGTTTGTTTTCATTTTAAGCGACTGAGTCATAATAAATTTCCTTCCAATAATTATAGGTGGTCATTAAAATGTCAGGAAATTAAATGCACAAGCCAACATCAAAACGACAAATTAATAAGACATTAATTTATGATATATACTTAGTTGTATTTTTCAATAAAATTGGATCGCCGTTTATTTATTTTCTAGGAGAATATCATGGAAATAAAGTTTTATAACGCCTCACAAATACCTGTAACTATATCGTCGATTACAGGAGGGGGGGTTTCAGGAGATCCTATAATACAGAAGGGTACTATACCTCCTAATGTTACGTTCCCTGTTACTATATTTGAGGAATTCGGGTATTTTATAGAACAGGTTGAATGTACTATATCTATGCAAGGATTTAGCGCTTCATTGACTTTAAATGATGCTTCTTTTTTGAATGGCTATCAAAATTTTTCTGTTAAGTATCAAGGTGGTTGTAGTGTTGGCGCTCCACACTTTAATTATTGCTTTCCAATTACTATAATTCCTTTAGGCGGATAATAATATAACATCGATTAATATAACCAGAGGATTTATAATATGGATTATAAATATGTACACAATAAAACAAAATATACCCTTAATATATATCTCTACACAGTCAATTATCCATACCTAAAAATATTTGATTTGCATAAAGAAAAAACGGGTTCATTTAACATACCTAAATTACCAGTGGACCCTAGACCAACTGGAATAGCGTTTGTAGAGGTTAATGGTTTATTTAGATTAGGTTATCATTCATCCAATCCGGACGATCAATATTTTGGTGATTATCTTAAAAATAATAATTATTTCATATACGAGTCTCCATGGGCAATTTATGACTTTCATTTGGAATTTAAACCGTAATAGTTTCCATGACTCTTTGAAATTAAAACTTTTGAAAAAATCCACGCAAGATAAAAGCCAATACGCCAGATTATAACGTTTTATATTAACATGATATTTTTTATATCATATAATGGAGTGATAAAATTATTTATCACTCCATTAAAACAAAATATTAGAGCGCATTCCATGCGAAACTTAATTTTTATACATTACCTTCTTGGTTAGTATTACTTATGCGGAAAACAACACAAAAACAGTTCTTCAAACTCCTTTCGTGAATAATGCTCAATAATCCTCTCTTCATTCAATAATCCTCTCTTCATTCAAGAAACCTTTATCAACATCAAACAACGTCACCGTGTCGAAAAAAACCGATTCACCCTTGATGCGGTTCAAGGCAAAAAAACGCTTATAGGCCTCCTCACCGTTATCGCCTGAACATCTGGAGGAATAAAACGTTCTATGCCATGTATCATGCATGGATAGACTTAACGCTAATTGCACCAACCGAATGGGATTATCCGAGAAAGCCCACTCTGACACATAGACATCGCCACTGAGGGTAGCAACGTAGCTGTTTTCATGCACAAAGCGGATTTCAGCGCCATTACTCAGCCTGACCCCATGAATGTCTTCGGCATTTTCGGTTAAATCGGCTTGTTGCTTTGGGAAATACTGCGCAAGATAACAAACAAAAAACGGCAAGAATTCCTTATTGGACAGAAAAAATTTATTCCGCCCCGTCCGACAGGCATCGCTTAACGCTTCCAGCACGAAATAATGATCAGCGCCTATCTGCCTGCACTTATGCAAAAAGCGGTTACGGTGATGTTGATTGGCTTTCCAGCGTTTCTGCCAGACGAATAAATCTAAAACAAATTTACGGTTAATGTTGTTAATGATTTCGGGCGTTAACTTTAAGGTGATCATTGTGACTTTTCCTCTAAAAACTCACAAAAATGGTCTGATTCCGTTTTAAACGGCGGCTGTAATGCTTTATCAGACGGATTTAAGACATACATTCCGAACCATGTAATGCTATAAATTCCCATGCTGTGATAACAAACAACGCCCAATTCAGCCAGTCTGTGCATTTGTTCACGAGAGACGTCGTATCCCTCACCATCATCAGATGTTTCTTTAAATCGCTGTAGGGCTGCCAAGTCTTTTGGTTGTAAGTAATTCATATTATGCTTTCCTCATTTCCCCAAGATTCATAATCCGCGCCTGCAATGCCTCGCGGCGCACCTGTTTACGCGCCTCAAACTCGCGTTGCTTCCGTTCCTGCTCCTCCGGTAAATCCATCAACTGCACAGTGCCGTCACGCACTCGCAGACGCTGACCCTCAAAGCTGATACTCATACCCTTGATAAACATCGTTTCCATTGACTGATTACTGATTTCGAACCCCATTAACCCAGTCAACCGCCTGACCTCCGGCAACATCGCCTCTTCTTTTGGCGTTAACGTGATGCGGGAAATAACCCGAGGCCCCGAAACGCCGATTTCCTCGCGCTGTGCGCCATTCTCAGCGGAGTTAGTTTCCATCGCCCGTCCCCATTGGAGAACATCGGATAACGCCTTACCGCTTAAGTCTGCGGGTAACGCTGGGCTGTCCTCCCATGCCTGCCAATCCCCTGATCCACAGTTATTGACAGGACTCCGAGGCGCGCCGATGGCGCTTTTTAAAAGATCAAGACCCTCACCGGCCACAACGGATGCCGGGGCTTGGCTGTCGTGCTTTTTGACAATCCGGTATTCCCGCTCGCGTGTTTTCAACACGCCGGCGGCAGGGTTGAGCTGCGCATAAATCCCGACCACATTAGAAACCGCCTCGTCATACGGGTTGAGTTTGTCGCTGACTTCACGGGCAACGCGGATAGTTTGCTGATCACGCGGGGTGCAAGGGCCGCCCTGTGACAGTATGTAGTTTTCAAAGTCCCCCTGATCGGCCGCAGCCCGGACCTTTTCGGCCACCTCACCCAATTGGTCAGCAATGCAGAGACTACGCAGGCGACGGCATTCACGGTACGCGCCCTTAGAAGGCAGGTTATAGAACTGAAATTGGGGAATACGCCATGTAGAAGCCCATGCGGTCACAGCCGCTGCCGCATCTTTTAATGGCTTACCGGTTTCATCATCGGTCAGACCATCCAGCGCGTAACCGTCGATATTCTTAGCAATGTATTTAGCGATATAACCGACTGCGCCACCTTTATTCATATGCTGGCATTCGAAGCGGTACTGCTGTGCGCCCCGTTCGTCGCCATCTTCCTGCAAGGCTTTTTTACGCATAATCTCCACCGCTGACGCCCGGCTGGCTTTATCGGTAAACAGCAATAAATGCCAGTGCGGCGTGCCATCATGATGCGGTTCGACCACCCGGACACCATAAACATTCAGCCCTGCATCCTTAAACGCCGTGCGGATTTTCGCCCAGACCTTCACCAGATAACGCTGGCCATCTTTCGGGGTATAGGCTTCATTGGCCCAACTGCTGTTGAGCACCGCCACCTTGTCTGCCCCCATCTGGCGGGTTGGATGATACTTTGACGGCGTCGTGATGGTGATAAACATACCGATATCCCCACGCACCGAGGCAACCCGTTCAATCCCGGCAATCTGCGCCATCAGTTCCATACGGCGAATTTCCGGGTTAGAAATGCTTTGCATTACCTTCTCAACCAGATCAAAGCGCTCGCCGGTGGCCACATCTTCAATGTCCATTGACTCAAGGTACTGCATATTGGCCAGACGCTGAGACTTCACTTCCTGAATGGCCTGACGGCTGGCATACGGGGAACGGTTTTTATTGACTGCCATTGCGGCAATCAGCAACGCTTCCCGCCAGCGGGTACGGTGCGCCTTGAGCCGGCGATACCAGAAATCGTCATTGACCAGACGGGATACCGCCGCAATCACATCACGCTGTTGCAACGTGCCTTTGAGATAGCGGCCATAATGCGCCGGTGTGATATGCAGCCCGCGCGACAATGTCGCCAGCTCACCATAAATCGGAGACAGGTTGCGCATCTGATAGATAGCTTTTTTATCGCCGTTCGCCTCAGCAATGCACTGATCACAATACTGCTCAAACAGCGTAAAGAACCCGGCAGCAATTTGAGTCGCCAGTTTTTTTAGCGGTTTATTCTGGAGATCAGGCAGGCGGTTAAATTGACTGATTTCAGTAGAAATGCGGGCCGTCGTCATCAGTGTGGTGTGAGTATCCATCTCAAAACGACGGGTTACTGCCTCAATGCGTGGCCAGAATTTTTGATGAAAATCGAAATACAGAAAATCCTGAGCTTTCAGCAAGCCCTGTTCTTTCAGTATCTTTTCATAACGTTTCTGATAGGGATAACGCAGAATGCGCGGCAGGGATTCGATATCCGCCAAAATCGCTTGCCCCTGAAGGCGTCTTTCACGGGTAAGCGATCTTTCAATACCTGCTACCGCCTGATGGCGCGGTGCATTCCACCAATAGGCATACTGCCCATTGGCGGGTTCAGCTTCGGGTTGGACACTGAAATCAATCGGGCGGCTTAACATGTCACCACACCGCCATAAGTTTCCGGATTCAGCAGAGCCAATGCGGTTTGGCAGCGTTTGGCGATGGTTTCAACCGCAGCCAGATATTCTGTCACCGAGCGCATTTTGTGGCGGATATAGGAGACATGCAGACTCACCAATGCAGCGACCAGTGACACGTCACTGTCATGCCAGTCGACCAGCGAGTAAATGCCGTCATACGTGTTGAATTGCAACAACGCCAATTTGCCCGGATGCTTCTCATGAGCAACAACGGCAAAACGGGTGCCGGTGATATAAACGCCGTTTTTAGGATCAAGAACAATCGGTGCATTGTCTGTTGTCATTATTGCCTCCCTGCTAACACAGCAATAATCTCTTTCGCCGGCTGGCGGTTGCCATTAGCGGCAATAGTGCGCGGGGCGTCGATTTCATGGATGGTGAAACCGAGATCGGCATACAGTTCTTTGGCTTCAATTGAATTAGAAACGGTGACAGGTACACCCTCGTCGGTATGGAGTGTGTGTAAAATCACAGCCAGCAGCTCATGGTCAGCAGGTGTGAAATTCACCTGATGATATTGGGTAAAGGCCTTACCTTTAGTGAGATATGGCGGATCGCAATAAACCACATCGCCATCTTTGACGTGTAAGAGTGTTTGCTGCCAATCCTGACAATCAAAACTCGCACGGCCCAATGATTTATGATGAAACGCTTTGATTTCAGCTTCGGGGAAATAAACCTTTTTATATTTCCCATAAGGAACATTAAATTCACCTTTGGTGTTATAGCGGCATAATCCGTTATAGCCGTGACGGTTTAAGTAGAGAAACAAACACGCTTTAGAAACGTAACTGATTTCAAGATCACGCGCATTGAAGACTTCTCTACTTTCGTAATAATCATCTTCAGTGTTAGAGCAATCAAACCAATTATCAAAATAACTTTCCGCCTCATAAAGAAATGTACCAACCGGAACAGCATTAATTTCTTTGTATAAGTTAATCAAGTCCGCATTCGCATCCGCCACCAAATACTCGGGGTAATCCGTGTTCATCATAACGGCACAGGAACCGGCGAACGGTTCAACCAGTCGCTGACCGGCAGGCAGATGAGGCAGTAACTTATCCATAATGCGGACTTTAGAGCCTGCCCATTTGAGAATAGTTTTATTCGCCATCTCACACACTCCGATAATGTTTCTGGTTCAGTTCGAACACTTCCTGACAAGGCGCACAGCGGGTTACACCGAGGATCACCTTGCGGCGCTGTTCTGGTATAGGCTGTTCGCATTCTTCACAATGAAAAGCTGAAACCCCGACTGGGCGGTTAACGTGAGCAGCAATGCGGCGTTCCAACATGTCAGCGGCGTGCTCACAGGCACGGTCGAGTTGCCTAGACATGGTTCCACTCCTGCGCCTGACGCTCGATATTTTCCGATTCGCCTTGCAGCAGCGCGGCACTGTCAGAAGGCCCCATCCTTTCATCCAGCACACGGGCAGACAGCTTCACTAAACGGACGGCATATAAATCAGCACAATGCTGTCTTTCTGCCTTGCGTACGTCTTTAATTAATTGCTCGATAAATTCGGGGCCAGAATGCTTCACGGCATATTTAGCGATATAGTTATTTTTCATTTTTATTTTCCCTTATTTCAGGCAATAAAAAGCCCTGACGATTAACGCCAATAAAAAATATGTTGGTTGTTTTAATTAAATAGCGAATGACTCCGGCATAATGGCCGCCACCGCTTTATATTGCATAAAGGCTTCAATTAATGAATGTCTTTCATCAAGAGTGAAATCCTCATATTGTGCGTCATAGCGAGATTTAGGTAATCCGGCCAAATGAAAAAGCACATGCAATAATTTTTTATTATTACGCTTTCTATTATTAGTACGGTCACGCATATTTTTAATAAATTCGGCAATCGCTTTATCACTTGCCGATACGGAACCACTAAACACAGAGGCCCTTGTTTTGGCTACCTGACACATACCGTCAATACGCTCATCCAGCGTTAATACCACTGCGCGATGAGATTCTGTATTAGCCATAGCATCACCTTTACAATATGGATAATAACGGGGTTAATAGGGTTGTTGCTAACCCGATTGAAACTAATGTCATCATCAATGGGTTTTCTTTTTTATAACTCACGTTTGTGACTTTACTATTAGAAAAGTCTTTACCGCTGACTTTATATTTGTGCTGCACCCTCTTTAATTCGTTCATGGATTTTTATCCTGTACCGTTGATAACAATACCGTAATGCTTCATTACGTGAATCAAATTGGCCGTGACAATGTTCGCCGTCTTCAACCTGATAACGCATATTTTCACGAACCGCGTTCTTCGGTAATGGACGCACTAAGAATGCCCCAAATTTGACTCTGCCTTTATTTAATTCCTCTAGTGTTGGCATAATATTTCGCATGCTTATTACCTCTATTGGATAATTTATTAGCTATTATTAATTGCATCTTTCAACATGGCGATCATGTTGACTTCGACCGTCTCTTTTTCCCCTTTCTTTGGCCTGATGATAATGCGGCCATCTGCAACCATTGCACGGCAGGTGTTGAAAGGGATCTCTGTAATTTCTGAGTACTTTTTTAATGAAACGTATGCCGACTCAACGTTAACGGTGATAGAAATGTTATTTACATTGTTGATTGTACTCATACACACCTCACCGGAAGTTCTGCACAGCACTGAGATAAATGATGCGAGCCATGCTGGATACAGAACGGCTGTCTTTTTTTGCAATAGCCTCCAACTCTTCACGTTCATCGACTGATAACCGCATAACGATAGGATTTTTTGAGGCGATTCCTCGCGGTAATCGTGACCGTCTAATATGCTTATTGAGTGTCATGATGATATATTGTGATCCACTAAGTAACGATACAAACAACTTTAAGGAAGAATTATTCCTATGTCAACTCAAAAAGAGGAACTTTCATTCCTAATCGGAAAACGATTAAGAGAGGAAAGGGAAAAATCAGGTGCAAGTCAGGATTCAATGGCTAAAAATTTTGGAGTATCTACAAGGACTTGGGGTAAATATGAAAGAGGAGAAACAGTTCCCGATGCTGCAATGCTTTCTATGCTTTCCAATGCATATGGCTTTGATATCACTTACATCATAACTGGAATACCAACAGCACCAGTAGCTATTTCCATGGAAGAGCAAAAATTAATTGAACACTATCGCGCTATGAGCGAAGAATCTCGCGTAAACATGCAAGCTGTGGGTTCCGCTTTTGCACAATCAACACCTAATAAACAGGCAAAAAGCGGATAAAAGATTAAATTACAATCAACCGCATGATTTACCACATTAAAATAACCAAAATGAAATAATAACCATTTGTAATTGTGATCCATGAATATGTTCCCTCTGTATCATAATGTTACATTGTGAATCACTAACTATTTGTTTTTAAATATTGATTAATACACATCCAAACAAAACATAGGAGATATTTTAGTGAGCACAATGGGAAGCAGAGTCACAGAGGAACGTGAACGTTTAGGCTTAAAGAAAACTGATTTTGAACATTTGATAGGATGCCCACATAACACACTATACAGTTACGAACAAAACGAAGCCTCTCTTAGTGGGCTGCACTTACAAAAGTTAGCCGAACACGGCTTTGATATGCTGTATATCGTTACAGGGAACAAAACTCAACCCATGAACATATCAACAGATGAACAAGAAGTAATTGAAAACTATCGCGCCATGAATCAGGCGTCACGTTTAAATATATCAACGATTAGCAATACGATTACATACCAAAGAATTAACGAAAGAGTAAAAATATAATCACGACTCTAAAATAATATGATGGTGATATTAATATTTAGAGTCGTGATTATTTATTTTTAGGTATTTTATTACATTGATTACGTTGTAAATAAAAAGGAATAAGTATGTTAAAGAAACTATTATCTATTACATTAGCGCTATTTTTATTAACTGGTGTAGCTCACGCAGCAGAATGGTACGAGGGTGGTAATTTACATAAATCTAACGCCATAGCTTGGCAAAAGGCAAATGAGAAAAATAAAGTTGCCACTTGTGCAGACTTTATTGCTGGTATGTGGGTTGATGGGAAACTAACAGATAAGATTTCAACAGAAATAAAAGATATTGATGATATTAAGCCATATGCTGAATTGCTAGCCAGTCAACTTGATGATGCTTTTTCTCCTGATCCTGATGCAAAGAAAAATCAACAAATATTCGAAAACCAAACGGTTTCTTCTTTTGCCGCCATGACAATGGTACTAATGGGATGGCTACAATGAGAAAAGTATTGATTTTAGCAGGGGCACTATTTCTTACAGCCTGTGATTCAGAGCAATCTGAATCAACAAAATCTTATAATAGCCTTGAAATCAGCCAAGAATCATATGGCGATAAGTGGGCTTTTAATGCAGATAAAGCTGAATTGCAGTGTTATAAAGGCGGCGTTTTTGTCGAAGATCTCTCGGATAATACCGTATATGGATTAACGGGATTAGCTAATACATTAAAAACCAATGGCAAAAAAGAAGCACAAAATATTAATGGTTCTTCTTTCTGGAAAGATAATCCATACACCGGTGCAAAAGTAAGCCTCAGCCCATTTACAAATGAAGCTCTAACGCTATGTGATAAAGGTTAATTATGGCAGTTAGTAAACTTCCTAACGGTAAGTGGCAATGCCAATGTTTCCCTGACGGCCGTAATGGCCGTCGTGTCAGACGCCAATTCACAACAAAAGGTGAGGCGATGGCATTCGAACGACAACTAATGCAAAAGCAAACTCTTAATATTGATACTTGCGGTATACAGAAATTAGGCGATTTGGTTAACCGTTGGTATGAACTGCACGGAAAGACGCTGAAAGATGGAGAGGGCCGCAAAGCAAAATTAGAAGCAGTGTGCGAACGTTTGAATAACCCTCTCGTTACCGATTTCGATAAAAATATGTTTGCTGTTTATCGTGAAGAACGGTTAAACGGTAAATGGAATGCCAAAGGACGAAAGTCACCCAGCCAGTCTACTGTGAATAGAGAACAGTCATATCTTCATGCTGTCTTTGCAGAGTTAATCCGTTTAGATGAATGGAAAGGAGAGAACCCTCTGGTTGGTATTCGGCAATTCAGAGAAGCCGAGCAGGAACTAGCATTTCTTTATGCAGATGATATCAAGCGGTTGTTAGCTGAGTGTGATAATTCATCCAACAAAGATCTCGGCCATGTTGTTCGTTTATGCCTTGCAACAGGCGCACGCTGGAGTGAAGCACAAAATCTGACTCAATCTCACGTGATGAAGTATAAAGTTACCTATACTAAAACCAAAGGGAACAAAAACAGAACTATTCCGATCTCCCAGCGTTTATATGACCGTCTTCCGAAAAAACGCGGGCGATTATTTAGTAACTGTTACGACACATTCGAGACTGCGGTTAAAAGAGCCGGTATTGATTTACCTGATGGGCAGTCAACTCACGTTCTGCGACATACATTTGCCAGTCATTTTATGATGAATGGTGGCAATATTTTGGTTCTACAGCGCATATTAGGGCATAGCACAATTAACATGACTATGCGTTATGCACACTTCGCACCAGACCATTTAGACCTCGCTTTAACACTCAACCCTTATGATCAACTTGAAGAGTAAAATCGATGGCAGCAGTGCCAAATATATAGCAATAAATATTAATATTTAGCAATGATAGCATTTTGATTTTACTTAACTTATTGTTTTTAAAAAAGGTGGACTAGTCTTTAAAATCCCTCGGCTGTAAGGCTGTGCGGGTTCAAGTCCCGCCCTGGGCACCAAACATAAGTTTACTAACGTCTACACTAGTAAACTAATTCTTAGAAAGACCTGATAAATCAATCAGGTCTTTTCTTTTTAGGTCTACTCTAGTCTATTGCAATCAACATGCACGGCGGGGCATAATCAGGGGCACCTAAACTTCTATTTTAAATGTGCCCCTTATAATGAAACTAAACGCACGACAAATCGAAACAGCAAAACCCAAAGAAAAAACCTACAAACTCGCTGATGGTGGTGGCCTCTATTTAGAAGTCACGACACGCGGCTCAAAGTACTGGCGTATGAAGTACTACCGCCCCACCGATAAAAAAGAAGACCGACTGGCTTTCGGTGTCTATCCAACTGTTTCTTTAGCCGATGCACGAGCTAAGCGAGACGAAGCCAAGAAACTGATTGCTCAGGGCATTGATCCCAAAGCCGAGAAAAAAGACGCACACGTTGGAGCAAAAGGAAAACATACCTTTGAAAAAGTCGCCCGTGACTGGCACGCCAGCAATAAACGTTGGAATGAAGATCACGGCAACCGCATTCTACGCAGCCTTGAACATTATATATTCCCGCATATTGGCAGGCTGGATATTTCCACTTTACGGACAAGCCAACTGTTAGCGCCGATCAAAACCGTTGATGCTGATGGAAAACATGATATTGCCCAGCGATTACAGCAACGTGTCAATTCCATCATGCGTTATGCCGTTCAGAATGATATCCTTGATTCCAACCCGGCTAATGATATGGCTGGCGCACTTTCCACTGTTAAATCTAAACATCACCCCGCCCTTCCCCACGAACGTTTACCTGAATTTTTAAGCCGACTTTCTCGCTATCGTGGACGCTTAATCACTCGTATCGCGGTGGAACTGACTTTATTAACATTTGTCCGTTCCAGTGAATTGAGATTTGCCCGTTGGGAAGAACTCGATCTTGAAAATGCTGTCTGGAAAATCCCTGCCACAAGAAAAGCCATTAAAGGCGTTAAATTCTCCGAACGGGGCATGAAAATGAAAACGGAGCATATTGTCCCTTTGAGTCGTCAGGCTGTCATTTTGTTCAAATCATTACGCGAACTGAGCGGTGACTGTGAAGTCATGTTCCCTAACGATCACGATCCACAAAAGGTCATGAGTGAAAGCACGGTTAATAACGCCTTGCGTGGCATGGGCTACGATACCAAAACCGATGTTTGCGGGCATGGGTTCAGGACAATGGCGCGCGGGGCTATGGGTGAATCAGGATTATGGAATGATGATGCCATCGAACGCCAATTAAGCCACGTAGAAAGAAAAAACGTCAGAGCCGCCTATATTCACACCTCTAAACATCTGGATGAACGGCGACTGATGGTGCAATGGTGGGCCGATTATCTGGATGCCAACCGCGAAAAACATATCACGCCGTATGATTTTGCTAAGAAACGCCGGAAGTAATATTGAGTAATATCCATAACATACTGAGTATATGATGCTTTTTTAGACTTTGTTGGCACTGCCAACAGAGTCTGATTTTTATACTGATTATAGTTGTATTAGCTAAAGCTTTAATTTGATATTCTTGCTATTCTAGGATTCAATCAACTCTGCTTGTCTGTTCAGTATCAGAAGCAGACGTTGAAACAGTTCTGAAAGACTCATGGCAGTGACATTATTAACCGCCGGTTGTATCTAATCTTGCTGGCAGATCAGAAAAGCCAAGTTTGTCACTTTAGTCTTCGTTTCAGTCTGGCGATTATCAAATCGCTAAGTATGAGAATCTTCAAATATGCTGGAAAAATAGAAAAAGACGTACAGACGCGCTGCCTGTACGACGCTCTTTAGCTAGCCAGACACTCCATTATTTCGTTGCTCATTAAACGGTGAGGTATTCAGACGAGCCAGCTCCTCGAAAGTCAGAGTATGACTCTGAGGCTTCTCGTTTTCTCCAAGCTCTGCAATACGCAGCTTCAGTGGCATCGGGCAAACCACGCCGCTGAATATACAAGTGCCGGTTGCGAGCGTCGGAATTGATTCCTCAGTAAGACGATCAATATAAGAAACTGACTTTTCGATTGCATAGAGATCGTTTTGGTTTATCAGCCGGTGAATGAAGTAGTTATGCGCCTGAGAAATAATTGTCGGGGATATATCGTTTGGACGCTGGCTGGAAATAGTTACAAAAACGCCAAATTTCCTTCCTTCTTTGATTATTTCCTCAAAAGTTTCGAGCCTGTAATCCTTCCAATTTTCAGATTCACGGTATGATGCACTGGAAAGTATATTATGAGCCTCATCAATAATTAGATGCAGTGTAGACGGAACCTGGCTTGATTTTTTTACCGAATAAGCCCACTTTGCCAGCAGTAAGGGTAAAGTTTTTTTCATGGTGAGATTGACCATGTTCAGGTTAAATACGACAAAATTTTTAGTTTTCCAAAGATCATCATCGGCTGAAGTATCAAATATTTTCCTTATATCCTTACGTATCCCACGCATTCTGTTGATGACCGGAGAAAGATGTTCAGGATTTGAACGACTAGACAGATATTCGATGATCAACTGCAGATACATGTAATCTAGCATTTTTTCCATGAGGTCATCAGGAAACTCATAGGTCTCAGCTTTACGGTACATATTGCACTGTCGTGTTTTTTCTTCTGCATCGAAATAAATACCAGAATTCGTTCGCCATACTCCAGTTTTAAAATAAAAATTAATATCAGTGATGAGATCTTCATCCTTTAATATTGGACGGAATAAATCAATGAGATCATCGCTTTTCTTCTTTTCACATCCGAAAAGAGTTTCAGTCACCCGCCTTGTCAGAATTCCACGAAAATAGGCCTGAGGATTGCCTTTTGCTTCAACATACTGCCTGAATTCAAGAACCCGCTTCAGAAAAGGCTTCTGCGTTTTATCTGTCGCATCTGTCAGTACGGAGAGAATTTCATGTTCAAGTAACACACCCGTAGGCATCGGTATACGATCGCCGTCATCGCGATGTGTGTTAAGGTTATATACAATTTTGTCACGCGTGATGCAGTCCTCCCAGCCGTATTCACCATTAAAATCAAGCAGCATAAAGCGTGCCTGTTGTTTAAAATCCTCGCCAAGTAGCTCACCCAGTGCTTTATAGCCGTGCTGGTAAAGAGCAGCGAGTGTATTTGATTTCCCGCTGCCCGTATTACCGAAAATGGCAATGTGTGAATTGAGTAGACCGCTGACTGGAAGGGTGATATCAATATCCTCCAGATCTGTGCGCGAAAATTGAAGTCCACCCTTACCTGGATCTGCAATGGAGTGAATAAGCTGGAGGGTTTCTTCAGTAAGAATGAAGGCTTCGTTACCTATCAAAGGGAGTTCGCGCGTCCCGCCCGTGAACTTACCGTAGCGGTCAATGTATCCTGAAAGGTTTGCAGTTAGATATCTACGATAACGCAATGAATCGCTCCCGCTTCCTGAAAGGGTCTTTTCTTCGACGATTTTTTCAGTTTCCACTTTCGCAATTAGGCTCATAAATCCTTTTTTTATTTCAATGAAACTGCCTACTGAAACATTTTTGAGCACTTTCCCATGAAAAAAAAGATCGCTGAGATTTTTGTTTTTATCAACCAGTACACTCACCGTTCTGCCTGATACTTCACAGACCTCACCGACCCTTAATATTGCCTCTTCATTAACAAGAACGGACGTCATTTCTTCCCTCCTAAAAAGCAAGTAATAATTTCAGTCAGCTTCGAAAAGTCGAGAGCAGCGTCAGGGGTATAAACCACGTCGATGTTTGAGAAATCACTAAATTTATCAATGAAATGGGATCGTGCAATGTCATCATAAGCAAAAATAACAATCTTTAGCGTGGCATTGCGCAAAGCTTTTTTCGTAAGCGTTTCAATATGTTCGTCCGCAAATGAAAAGCCGAAAACTACCAGTAACGTGCCTTCCTTATCCAGTTCATTGGCGTAAGTACGCAGCAAATCGTAATAGATATTGTCCAACACGGTTTCACGGAATTTGTCTTTTCTTGGAAGAACAAGCTGATGTGAAGTGACCCACTCCTGCCTTTTAACTGTGCTGTCAAAAGACATCGGTTTCAACTCCTTAATTGAGTAATATATATTTTTTTCAAAACTATGCCAGGAGAGAGAACCATGAAGTTTTATCAGATTCACAGTCGGTAGTTCTACGCTGTAATTATATAGATTTCCGGTGGCATGGATCGTTTGATAAAAGCATTTTGCATCAAATATCATTCTATTATAGATATCGGCACGCTGGCGGAAGCCATCGTTAAGAATAATATTGTTGTTGGTAACCGCTGCATTCTCAATAAACAGGTCATAGTTGGTCGTAAATAGATTAATCCTGCGAGGTAACAGCCCAGTACGTCGCCGCGTCAGGAGCATTTCAAGCGCCTGAATAAACTTCGTATAGTTATTCTGTGTCGCTTCAACCTCCTGCGCGATATCTGGGAGGAGTTCTTCACCAGGCTGGTTTCGTTTAAGAAGAACATTATTTGCCCTCCATATGCTGTTGAGAAACTTTTCTGCTTTGTTAAAGTATTCTTCATCATCCTCTGACCGCACAAGGGCTTCGAGTTCATTCTCGATATCACCAAGAACTTTAATTGCAGGAAGAGAAGCGCCTGAGCCGATAAGAAAGTTGATATTAGCAGACTGGAAGATGCGCTCGAAAAATTCTCGATCTCTGTCCTGACCGTAGTACGCCCGCTGAAGAGCCATGCTGTGCTGTTCCTTATATGTGATGGATAAGAATCAATCTACATACTACGACATCGCACACATTATGTTTATATGTTATTGGTATGGGAAAATGTCCGCTCCTTGCTCATAGCCAACTGAGGCTGTTGCCACTGGCCGTTTTATCGTTGAAAGGGGCGTTAAATCACCAAGAGGGGGGTCAGTGTTATGTAAACAATATGGGCTTGCCTCCCTCTGAAAGTACCTTTTCTATTACAACAAGGAGCCAATAGTGCCAAATAATTCGTTCAGAAAAGTTGAAATAATCCATCTCGGACTACAAATTCTTTCACAAGCTACAACGATAATCGCAGCAATTGTCGTTGGACTTTGGGGGTACTACTCCACTGTATATGTGAAAAAGGAAAAGGAAGTCACAGAATATACACTAAAGGAGTTTGAACAGAGGACCACACAAAAGCCGCATATCCAGGCAAAGGTTGAATCGACAATTCAGCCAATCGAAAATGGACTGAACCTGCTTCAAGTTAAGGTTACCCTGTCTAATCTTGGCAATAAAGAAAGCAATGTTATTCTGGACGATGATGCCCTAACTCTGATACCCGTAGCCTTTTCCTAGGGGAAACCAATCTATCAGAAGCCAATTAACCTCCTTTCAGGCCGCTATGCGGGAACTCTTAGCCGAATACCTCTGCAATTCGTTAATATCGGTGCTGGCGAGAGCTATGAGCTCACATTCGTGCATAGCTTAAAAAATCCAGGAACTTTCCTAATCCACTTTCTTGCTCTCAACGGTATAACTCCCTCTGAGAAGGAATTTTCTTTCACAAAGGGCATACCATACCAGTATGCCGTCGGTGCGGACCAATACATAGTCATAAAGTAGAAAAGTTCTCTCATTTAAAGGGTATTTTTAGCATTTTCTGTCCACGATTATTGAGATTCAAGTCTAATAGCAAGATGTGGGACAACTAGCTCAATATAACAACCATCATATGGTGATTTTTTATCCTTTGCTGGTAGTGTCAGAAAAGGCTGTTTTTTAGCCAATCTATAAACAGGTAAAATCACACATTCTGATCTTGTCAATTCTTTATTTTGTCCTTCGTACAGTTAATCTTGTTATCGCAATCATAAATATGGCGATTTTTTAACCTTTGTTGTCCGAGGCAATAAAGGTTGTTTTTTGCACAACAAAGCAATATTGAAAAATATAACTTAAATTCAATATGTTATATATTTAGTTTAACTCATCTTGATATTATAGCCATAGGATTGATGATTTTTCATGCTTGTGTGCCCGTGGCACAGAAGTCTATTTTTCATCCAGTCAATAAGCGACAATTAATTCTATAAATTGCATAAAGAGTTTACGCTTTCAATTAAACAGAATTTTTAAATAATCCTCTGTTATCAAATAACGTCTACCAAGGCATTTCAAGGACTCGATAACAGGGGGTATACATGCCAACAATGACAACATCTAAAGAAAGTCTTATTCGCCTGCCAGAAGTTCAGCGCAGAACGGGCTATAGCAAGGCATGGATCTACAGGCTGATTAAAGAAGATAAATTCCCGAAACAAGTCAAAATCGGCCCTCGTTCGGTTGCGTTTGTTGAATCAGAAATTGATGGTTGGGTAGATCAACGGATTGCTGAATCTCGTACCTGATAACGTACTGACCTGAATTTTGGTGTATTAATTCACAGTGCAGGCAATCTACCCATTAAGAGATATATAAATCTTGCAATTGTTATTTAAACGAAAAAAGGATAGCAACATGGGAGCTATCCTCCTGATGAACTATCGGTTGGTTCAACCTTTGGGTTCAATGCTGCGTGATTGGAGTTCTTTACGGAGTATGCGCTTGATCCATGTAGCAAGAGAAGCATCACCATCGGCTTTTGCTTGTTCTTCAAGTTGTTGTCTGAATTCTTCCGTCAATCTCATTTGGTATTGCGGAGATCGTTTTTCTTTTTGTGTTGACATGGTAATTACCCAAGGATATTTTAAATTACATGGTAATGACCATTTTAATTTTAGTAACCAAATAAAACAACGCCCCATAGTGCTCGCAACACATACAGGGCGTCTGACCAATAACCGTTGAGAGATAACGATAATGGCTGATACACAGCATAACCAAACTCGCCCTAAATTGACATCTTTGGATAAATCAGGCAGCCAAAAACCGCTCGAATTTATTCAAACCGTGAAGCAATCCGCTATGTACCATTGGGCAAATCTGTTACCTGCCTGTGGTATCGATATTCCTGCAAAGGGTAAACATAGCGCTTGCCCTGTCTGCGGCGGCACCGACCGTTTTCACTTTATTGATGACCATCATCACGGCAACTGGCACTGTCGCCAGTGTGATCTTCCGAACTACGGCGATGGATTGGATTTAGTAGCGAAAACCAACCGTATCTCAGTTCTTGAGGCTGCTAAGATTGTTGCTAACGTACTGGCATTACCTTTGCCAGAATCCAAACCAGCCAAAGAAATCACTTATCCAGTACAGCCGATTGCCGAAAGAGTCGCGGCACTGATGGCACAGACTGTCGTGGGGCAATCTCCCTATCTGGCTGCAAAGGGACTACAACACCATAATCAGCGTTTACTGGAAGATAGTTCCTTATTATTGGCACTGACAGCGTTAGATAAAAAGGTCACTGGTGCACAGATCATTAAACCTGACGGTGAGAAAAAATTACTGTCTGGCAGCCAGAAGAAAGGCGCATTTATCGCCCTATCAGAGCTGAGCGAACACCCCGGCGCAGTTATTATTGCCGAAGGTTACGCCACTGCGCTCACAGTTGATCAACTCTATAAAGGCACTGTTTTGGCAGCGCTGGATGCAGGCAATTTGTATTCTGTTGCTAAAGCCGTTAGAGAGCATTGGCCGGACACTAAAATTATTCTGGCAGCAGATAATGACTGGCATCACCCCGACGAACTGGATAAGAACGGCAGAACAAAGGTAAATATCGGCAAGGTTTCAGCAGAGAAAGCGGCTCTTGCAGTGAATGGTTGGGTTACGTTACCACCTACGGAATACAAAGCCGATTGGGATGATTATCGCCAGCAGCATGGT